CAACAAACATGATTCAGGCCGGGTCTCTTCGCCCAACCATCGGTGATGCCCGTTTGTCCACCGCGTTCCGCCCCGATGTTACTCTCCCAACCGTCGAAAATTCCATGGGAAATGTTCTTTTGAGCGATTACGTCGATAACCCGGACCGTCCAGCTGCCGCATGGTACCCATCAGTTCGCGGAAAGGTTCAGGAGGCGTGGAGCCAAATTCACCCCTTTGAACGTCAGCGTGATGCCGAACGCAACTTTTACACCATGCCATCCTCCACCATCCCCAACGACCAAACAGGCTTTGCACAGGCGGCGTTCGGAAAACCGTTTGCAAACAAGTGTCACGACCAGGGTGGTGCCGGGTGCAACCCCGATCGCTTCTATTCCACCTTCCCAGAACGTGTTCAGATGCGTGGTGGAAATTAAATGTCTGAACATACCAAAGAAATGCCACTTTTGGATACGACTCCCTTGACCCTTGAGAAGGGTGTGTGGTATGGCCCGGCTCAGGTTGTTTTAGAAGATAAAACGATGGTGGAAAGCTCTCTCCGTGAACAGACGACGACGGCGTGGAAAAAGGGGTGGTCCGAACAGGCGTACGACTTTCCCAATACGTACGTGACCCTCCCTCTGCGTGTTATTAACTGGAACCCGATCAACACCTTTGGTGAGTACCAGAACGAGCGTTTCGTTCAGCGGTACTATTCCAAGTATGGTGGAAACACGTTCCAGCGGTAAAAGCCCCAAGGCCGCAGGCCTTGTTCCCCCTAGTTCAAAAAAAAGATACATTAATATCAATGGATCCAATTGCCCTGGCGGCTGTTGTCGGTCTCGTGTTTGCTGGAAAGACTCTTGCCGAGTCTGACTCCGCACCAACCACGAAACCCAGTCCTCGTCCAGCACCTCCTCTGACCCGCCGTGATGTTGATATGATGGCGGACTCTGTCGGACACCGTGCTGACGCTTTTGATTTGAAAAATACAACACCCGACTACGGTCGCCGTATCAACGATTGGCGTCTTCGTCCCAAGGAGGCGGTTGGAAATCTCCAGGACATCACGCCCACGAACAGTCGTTTTCCATACGGTCAGCCCGTCTATGACTTGTATAACCGTCAGTACATTACAAACAAGCAAAACAACGTTTCCCCCTTGGAAACGCCCATGACCGTTGGTCCTGGTCTTGGTGTCGGCCCCAATGTCTTGGCGGCTGGTGGGTTCCACGACTATTTCCGTGCTTTGCCGACGAATATTAATGAGGAACGTTTGACGACGCTTGAGGGCCGAATGGGACCTGCAAATCCCGTGGTGAAGAATGGAGGTGCTGCATATATCGGTGATATCACACACGAGGCGGCGGCGACCAAGACGGCAAAGCGCGAGCCCGGTGCATACGGTGGTGGCGGTCCTCAGAGCGCTCTCGTCGGTCCAGAGGGTCGCCCGAACTTCCTCAAGACCAAAAAGATGACGATTCGTGGTGAAACCGGTCTACGTACCGATACGCTCTCAGACGGCCCACCTCAGTACAACGTGGCTCAGCCATATGCCGGTGCTAAGAGCTCGTACACAGACAAGACACTGACGCGCTCTTCCGGGTATCGCGCCATGCCTGATCGCGCTGCAAATGCCGCTCGTATGAACGTACGCAACGATCCAGTGAACCAAGTGGGCGCTGCAACCCAGCTTCGTATCGAGTCTGAGCCCGTTCCTCCCGGTCCCATGGGTATTACCGGCTCGAACCAGGGTCGTGGGATCAAGCCTCCCCAGTTTGACGATCCGCTCAACGAGTTCAAGTCCAACCCCAATCCCCGCGCACAGCCAGCATTCTTGGACATTGCAATTCAGCAGCTCGAAAAGAATCCTTTGGCGTACTCACTGGCGGCTCCGAAAAAGGCGGACCCCGAAATGGAGACGCGTCCATTCAACACGGTTTCGGTCAACTAAAAAAATATCGATACAAAGTATAAATGTCTGGTGGTGTCGTTCAACTCGTCGCCGTCGGTGCTCAGGACGCTTGGCTGACCGGCAAGCCCGAGGTGTCGTTCTACCGGTCCAACTATAAGCGCTACACGCACTTTGCAAACTCCGTGGAGCGTCAGGTGATCCAGGGCCAGCCCATCGCCGGTGGTATTTCCACGATCCGTTTCGAGAAGAAGGGCGACCTGCTCAGCTACGTGTACCTCACTGTGCGTGACAACAACGGTGCTCTTATCGCAAACCTCGACTGGACTCGTGTGATTGACAAGGTTGAGCTTTTGATTGGTGGTCAGATTGTGGATACGCACGATATCGAGTACATGACTGACATTGAGCCGATTACCGGTGCGCAGACCTACTCTCAGCGGTACCTGAACCTGAACAGCACCACCTTCAATAACCAGAAGAACTCGTTCTTCCCACTCAAGTTCTTCTTCTGCAAGGACTGGTCCGTGGCTCTGCCCCTGATTGGTCTCCAGTTCCACGATGTTGAGCTGCGTATCACCTGGTCTCCGTTCCTGAGCCAGACCGTCACTGTTGGCCCAACTACCACGCCTGTTCTCCCCGCTCTCCCAGCAGCGACCATGAACGTCATTTCTGATGTGACCCTGTCGTCTAACACTGCAAATCTGTACGTTGTGCAAACGGATGGTCCTGTGTTCCCAGGTATGCTTGTGGTCGGTCCGTCTTCCAACGTGCAGGGCAACGTGGCCGTCGTTCAGTCCTTCTCGAACATCTCTGCAGGTACCACGTCTTCGAACGTGATCATTTCCTTCTCGAATGCATCTGCCAGCTACATCGGCGGTTCTTTCCTGACCGGGAACACCGTGAGCCTGTACCAGCCTCTCGTGTCTGCTCAGGTGAACCCAGCTATTGCCGCTGGAACCTCTGCCACCACCTCTACGACTCTCGTCGTCAGTGGTCAGGTAAGCCAGGTTGGTGCTTCCATCCAGGTTGGTCAGTACGTGGCGGGTCTACCCTTCACGGGTCCAGTCTACGTCTCGAACGTCTACCTGTCGAACGTAACGGTTTCATACCCTTCCCAGACCATCGCTCCGGTGCCGTCTGGTTTGACCATCGCCTTTGTCGGCGGTACGGCACAGACCACCACCTCGTACGCATCTCTGCAGTACCTGGCGTGGTCGAACTTCATCTATCTAGACCAGTCCGAGCGTGATCACTTTGCCAAGGCGCCACAGTATGATATGCTCATCACCCAGGTCCAGCGTGTGGTCCTTGGCACGAACCCTATCCAGGAGTTGGCCCTGGCTCAGCCTGTCAAGTTCCTTGCCTTCCCGTGTGTTAACTATTCGCAGATCTACGCCAACGGTGCCAACTCCCTGGCCGCCTCCCAGTACCAGCTCAAGACCCAGGTCAATGGCGTGGACGTTGGCGACTCTCGCCACCTGCCCCACTTTGTGGATGTGCCACAGTATTACCACACGCCATATGGCTACGTGCACAACAACAGCACGGCCAACGTGGCAATCATCAGCTACTGTCTGGACACCTCCAAGCTCCAGCCAACTGGTACTCTGAACTTCTCTCGTCTGGATACGTTCCGTCTGGTCGTGCCCCCGACCCTACCCAACGGTGTTCTGGGTCTGTACAACACGAACATTACCAGCGGGTACCCGACACCATATTTGTACGCTCAGTCGTATAACGTGTTCCGTATTCAGAACGGGCTCGGCAGCGTTCTTTACGCGAACTGAATTTTTTTCTGCATAAAGAATAGACACCAGGTTCTAAAATGGAAACTCTTAAAAAATGCGGCTCGTGTGAGAGGGGCCCTCAAAAGCCTGATCAATTTTTGGATAAATTTGGCCGTCCCTGTTTAACGTGTCTGAAATGTCGTATACGTACAAAAAGAAACAGAAAACCACGTCCACCTATTCGAATATGTGAGATGTGTCCGAAACAGTCTGCTTTTAATTTTCCTGGAAAAACTCCAGGAATCAGGTGTGTTGAACACAAAGAATCTGGGATGGTGAATGTAATTCAGAAAAAATGTGAACACGAGGGATGCACAAAGCAGCCCTGCTACAATTTACCAACCGAACACTTTGGTAAATTCTGTGCAACGCACAAAACCAAGGATATGGTAAACGTCCTCGAACGCCGCTGTGAATATGTTGGATGTATGAAAAAACCTTTTCATAATTTTCCATCAGAAACCAAAGGACGTTTCTGTAAAGAACATAGAAGTGACGGCATGGTTGATGTTTTGAGTAACTATTGTCAATACGAAGAATGTACTAAAAGAGCGAATTTCAACCATCCAGGGAAACAGGCTAAATTTTGCGCTACACACAAAGAAGAAGGAATGATAAATGTTGTATCTAAACACTGTGAAAATATGGGTTGTCTAACAATTCCGGTATTCAATTTACCAGATTCTAAACGTGGTAAGTTTTGCTCAGCTCACAAACTCGAGGGTATGATAGATGTTGTGAATCGTCGGTGTAAAACGCCCATGTGTGACATTATACTTGCCGGAAGTTCAAGAGACTACTGTGCCCGTTGTACAGCCTATATGTTCCCAGACCAACCTTCATATTTCAAAACTCGTGAAATGAAACTCAAAGAGTATCTCCAGGCAACGTACCAGGACAAGACTATAACACACGATAAGCACGTGGAGTGTCATAGGTACCGTCCTGACTTTGTGTTCGATATGGGAAGTCACACAATTGTTATTGAAATTGATGAAAACCAACACAAGTCGTATGACACGTCATGTGATAACAAGCGCCTCATGAGTATTTTTCATGGTCTAGGGTCTCGACCCATGGTGATGGTTCGTTTCAACCCAGACCGCTATGACTCAGTACAAGGGTGTTTCAAGAGGGACGGTCAACTTACAGGGAATGGTCAGGAGTGGAAAAAACGTACAGGCCAACTCAAGACGCGGATAGACCATTGGCTGGATACAGACCCAGACCGTGAGATTACAGTCGAGCATCTTTTCTTCGACACAGACAGGTGAAAATGCACTGGTTCTTTTGGGCCATTCTCGCGTGTCTCGTGTTTCTGGCGTCGTACAATCCACGTACGGGAAATCTCACGAAATTTCTCGACTTTTCGCGTAGCGAAACTATTCAACAGGCTCCGCTCGACTCTGAGGCGCAGAGCGCCCCAGAGGACTAATTTTTTTGCCCCAGAGAAATCAGTAGATGGACCCCGTCCCTCGAGAACCCGTGCGCGAGCGACACAAAGCGATAGCGATTCCGATGAGCAAGATTGACGACGTCCAGTACTTTCTCATAGTACACGACCGACGATACCGCGAATGGACATTTGTCACGGGCGGGTGTCGCCGTCGCGAGGTGTTTAACCCCTTGCGGTGTGCTTTGCGTGAGCTCGAAGAGGAAACACGCGGACTTATAAACTTAAAAAGGGGGTCATACTCCTATTTTAAGTTTACTACGGATACACCCGAACCTCGTGATATCGAGGATGGTGTAAACGTTTTGAATCATTATCACGTCTACGTGTTTCACCTTCCCATGACGAGTATAGAACACCGACACATTATCAAGCGGTTCGTCGAAGAAAAGAAGAAAATGGAAGGAGCAGAGGTTCCGTTCCGCAAAAATTACGATGAAAATGATGAGTGTCGGTTTGAAACGCTTGAAAGTATACGAACGTGTCCAAACCTATGGCCTATGATTCGTACACACGTGCTTGAAAATCCAGAGTTTACACAAGCAGTTGGAACAACACATTGGACTCCGTTTAACATACGGGCGGGGGAATAGAGGCGTTCGTAGAACGCTGATGGCGAACGGGCCCGCGCCAACTGCGTAGCAAATAAGTGTTACACACTTACTAGAGATGACCCGTTCCAAGGTGGAACTCGCGACAATCCTTGTCAAGCTCAGGGGAAGTGATGAAGACCCCGCCGTGCTTGCCAAGGAAATGTCCCTTATGAAATTGTGTTATGAAATTCAAAAAGTGGAGGAAATGACCCACTCGGATGAGCCGCAGGTGAGTCCGAGTGTTCAGCCAGAGGCTCCCAAAGAGACCCCAGTTCCTCAGGAACTCACACAGGAGGAGCAAAAGGTTGTTGATGAACTTAAAGTCCCTGCAAAGGCAAGCAAGGAGCGGAGAAATAAACACATTTTGTCTTGGCTTTTGGATTCGAGTAGTGAGGAAGACTGAGTCGCGTAGCGACTCAGGATAAAAGATCAGCTTAGAGACGCTCCGCGCCTCTAAGAGTAGAGATGTCCATCGAACGATGGCGAACACCGAAAGGACCGGGGACCCATGTCCTCATGTCAGGTGGAATCCTGTTTGTACCCCCCGAAGACACCAAGGAGTTTTACAGGGAGTACATTCAACTTGTGAATTCTGGAACAAAATTGTACGTGGTCGAACAAAAGACGGATCGGTTCAAGTTTTTCGTAGACTTGGACTATAAGGCTCCCGAGAAACTGAAAGACGAAGACCTCCTTCAATTTGTAAACATAATTCATAGTGCTTTGGAAACGAGGTCTCAATGCCTCATTGCTCGCGCCCAACCCCGTGCCGTCAAGGAGGGTATCAAGTCTGGTGTTCACATTCACTGGCCAGACCTGGTCGTGTCCCGAACCCAGGCGATGAATTTTCGATCAAAAATCATTGACAGTCTCTCAGAGTCCCTTCCTTTTGAGTGGGACAAGGTGATTGATGCGTCCGTATATGGCGGTTCAGGACTTCGTATGCTTTGGTCACACAAGATGCCGACCGGTGATCCATATGTCCCGTGGAAGTCTCTTGATGGTCGAGACTTTTCCAAGGTGCCTGACGCCTCTGTGCTTGAACTCTTTGCCGTCCGTGTTGATGGTGGGGACGAATTCACGTCTCAAGCTCTTGAAAAC